CCATTGGCGGATAATAGAATTAGTAGGTTACTGGATAGTAGCTCAATAACTAAGCAGGCGACAAGCCATCTATATCTAGCAAAACTGAAAACCTTGAGCCTATATGTTAATTGTTTATTAATATGACTAAAGCAGAAAAGAAAAAGATCAGAGAACTTATACATAACCTAAGCAAAGGATATATAGACTGGGCAGACTTTATAACTTTATTAAAGGAAATAACAAAATGAAATGTAGTTGCGGTAAAAAATACATAGAAACACCAAGAACAATATGCTGGGAATGTGAAAAACCAGTATGTGAACATTGTAAAATCTCTTTAAAATTAAGCTAAGATTAAATAAATAAATAGTTTTAAAATTATATGGCAAGACCAGGAGGAAATCCGAACTTAAAAGGTAACAAAAATAGCGGAAGAAAAGGATATGGTATAGAGAATGCTAAAAAACATTTGTTAGAACAAGCATATTGGATAGTTAATAAAAAACTAGAGAAGATTGCTAATGATCTTACTGAAAAAGAAAAGGTAGAAATAGCCAAACAAGTAGTATTAAAAGAATTAGGAAGCAAAGTAGATTTAGGCTTTGGAGACAGTAAAGTTAAAAAGGTTTTAGTAGAATTTATAAATGGAGACGAAGATTAAAATCCCTAGTGAATATAAACCATTATTCAGAAATGATTGGAGAGAAGCTGCAGTTTTTGGAGGAAGATACTCGCTTAAATCTCATACAGTTGCTAGATACCTCCTAATAAGAGCTAGGGAGAAAAAGACAAGAGTAGCCTGCTTTAGAGAATTTCAATCATCTATAGCAGAAAGCTCACATCAGTTATTATCAGAATTAATCTCTAAATACGAATTAACAGACTTTAAAGTAACTAACAACTCAATAATTAATGAAATAAATGGATCTGATTTTATCTTTAAAGGACTATGGAATAATGAACAAAGCATAAAAAGTATTGAAGGAATTGATATAGCTTGGGTAGAAGAAGCTCAAACAGTAAGCAAAAGGAGTCTAGAAGTATTAACACCAACAGTTAGAAAACCTAACTCAAAGATAATTTATACATACAATAGACTGCTAGAAGAAGATCCTGTACATACTAGATTAGTTTTAGAGGGAAGACCTGACACCATAATAATCAATACAAATTACGATATAGCTATAAAATATGGGATGATGCCGGATGTTATTCTGAACGAGATAGAAGATGACAAAAAGAATAGACCAGCTCTATATAAGCACAAATGGTTAGGAGAGCCTAACAGTATGGAACGAAAGATATACAGAGATTGGGCGATTATAGACGAAATACCTCACGAAGCTAGATTAGAACGTAGAGGATTAGACTTTGGATATACTAACGACCCGACAGCTATAATAGACATATATAAATATAATGACGGATATATATTTGATGAAGTTCTATGCCGGACCGGAATGCTTAACAAAGATATTGCAGATGTATTAAAGAACTTGCCAGAATGTTTAACAGTAGCAGATAGCTCTGAACCTAAGAGCATAGACGAGATTAAACAATATGGAATTAAAATAATAGGTGCAAAGAAGCAGAGATTTAATTATGCCGAAGAAAACCAAATAGGTAGCAAAGAAAGTTATGTTAAATGGAGTATAGGTATAGTACAACAGCAAAGAATAAGTATGACTAAGCGTAGTCCAAACCTTATAAAAGCCTATATGAACTATATGTGGATGACCGATAGAGAAGACAGAGTAATAAACACACCAGATCATTACTTAAGCGATTGTATGGATGCTGTAAGATATGGAATGGTTAGCCTAATACCAGTAATTAATAGACACGACTTTTTAAATAATATTCCAATAATTAATAATTATGACGAACCAAAAAACCCAGCCAGATAAAATTAAATTAAAACTTTATATTGGCGATGAAACACAAACTTCTGAAGGTAGTACACTATCAAAAGCTATGTATAGCCTTAAAAAACCTAGTCTAATAACAGCTAGAGGTAAGCTAGATCTGTTTAAGAATGGTGAGTTAATATCTACATTTCCATTGAATATATGGAGATTAAGGCAATTATTTGGCATTAAAGACACATTTAAAGAGCTTTTTATCAAGAACTTAAACAACTATTTAAAATAATATGGCTTTACCAACAACTATTTACGAATTTGTTACCCAAGCAGAAGCTGGATATGAAATGCCAACTGACGTAATAGACAACTGGTCTTGGGGTATGAAAGAACATATCCAGACATCTATATTTTATAAGAATGGTAGGCTATTAACTGGAAATGACGATAACAAGCCAGTAAAGAACATTGTTCTACCTATCCTTAATTTAGAATACCGAGCAGAAGAAATAGACGTAAAAGATATAGGCTTGTATGTAGAAGATAGCGACAAATACCATTTGTCGTTTCTTATTAAGAAATACCACGATGATGTATTTGTAGTTGAGAACAACCTAGACGACTTTATAGACGAAGAGAAAGAAGAAATGATTGATTTAGGCGGAGTATTAGTCAAAGATGTAGGCGAAGCACTACCAGAGATTGTTCACTTACAAGACATAGCTTTCTGTAATCAAAATGACATTCTATCAAGCCCTATCGGAATTAAACACCTGTACTCGCCTGATCAGCTTAAAGAAATGGAAAAAAGAGGATGGGGAGATAAGAAAAATGGAGCAACACATACAATAGACGAAGTTATACAGCTATCTTATAGCGAAAAAGGAGATTTACCTGGAAAAGATATCAAAGTCTATGAAGTACACGGAACATTACCAGATATTTATCTAAGTAAAACTTACAAGGAAGGATTAGCTTATACATTTTCTAAACAATTCCATATAGTTTGCTTTTATAAAGATGACGAAGGGAATAGAAAGGGTGTCTGTTTATTTAGCAAGAGACAGGAAAAGAGTCTGTTTAAACTCAATAAAAGAGATGCTATCTATAACAGGGCATTAGGAAGAGGTGGAGTAGAAGAGTTATTTGAAGATCAAGTATGGACTAACTACAATCAGATACAGAAAAAGAACTTATTAGATGCTGCTTCAAAGATTATTGTACAAACAGATGATGAAACATTAAAAGCTAAACATCCGACAGGTCTTAAAGGAATGCAAAATTTAGAGTTATTAACATTAGAGGCAGGCAGAAAAATCGGACAAGTAGATACTTATCCTCGCAATATAGCCTTATTTGACAAATGGGATGAAGAAATACAAATCCACGCAAGATCAACTGGTGCAGCTCAAGAGGCTATATCAGGAGAGCAACCACATTCAGGTACTCCTTTTAGATCATTAGAGATACAATCAGCAGAAAGCCATAGTTTACATAAGTATAGAATTGGTAAACACGCTAAATTTATTGAAGAATTATATCGAGATTTGTTTATTCCATATATGATAAAGCAGATAACTAAAGGCACAAAATGGCTATCTTCGTTAGATTTAGACGATATGAGAGAAATATCTAAGAATGTAGTTACTAGAAAAACAAATAGAAAAATAATAGACAAGATTTTAGCAGGTGAGTCAATAGATAGAAATGAAATTGAGATGTTTAAAGAGACTAGCAGAAAAGACTTTATGGATAAAAAAGAGAAGTTTATTGAAATCTTAAAGGATGAGTTTAAAGATGTAAAAATAGCAGTAAAAGTAAATGTGTCCGGTAAACAAAAGAATTTACAGCTATGGACAGATAAATTAGTTAATATATTTAGACAGATTATTGGGTCTGTTAATCCACAGACAGGCGATAGTATATTAAGCAACCCTGCTTTTGCTAAGCTTTTCAACCAGATCATTACTGCTTCTGGAATGGAACCGTTAGATTTCGTAGAATTTACCACAGCACCATCAACACAAACAATGCCACAAATTAATAATAATGTTGCTCGAATAGAGCAACCTAAAGCACAATAAATATGGATTATTTAACAGAAAAAGAGAAACTAGCACTTAAAAAGTTTATTAACAATCCTGTAGCTGTAGAAGCAGTTAAGAAAGTTCTTTTAGCTGATATATATGGAGTTGGGACTATAAAAGAAGGAGAACCGATCCAACCTAGAAAAAATTGGGTATTTGGTTTAATGATGAATGAGGCAGGACAAAATTTTAAAGTAACTAATGATGAACTAGGTCAAAACGTCAGAGGATGTATTGANGGNATAAGAGCAGTCGAATTGGCTTTTAAAGAAATGGAAAAACTGATAGATGTGCCAGAAGATACTAAAGAAGCTATTAACGAAGCAAGATAATTAACTTAAAAATACTATGAAAAATGCAATTATTATTCTAGCTACTCTGTTGTTGGTCGGAACAGTTGGCTATACATTTATAGATAAACCAGAGCCTAACATTGATTTTGGATGGACAACAGACTTATATACCGCTAGCACTACTGTTTACACAACAACAGCAGGTGAGGCAACAATCATTTTACCTAAAAATACAAGCAGAGCAGGAGCTTATATTTGGAATTCTACCGCTACAGCAGCTTATTTATCTTATCACGCAACGACTAGCCCTAATACTGCACCTATACTAGCTGACAAAGAGTTTGTGATACCTTTAGCAGCTTCAACAGGTACTTATGTTATTAACGAAGATAACCCCTGGTCAGGACAAGTTATAGCGTCAAGTTCTGCCGCAGTTACATTATACGTTATGGAAATTTATTAATTAAGATAAACAAATGTTAAGAGGTCGTTTGTCTTCTCTAAAAGATAAAATACTTGGAGAAGAAATAAAAGAAATAAAAGAAAAAAAAGAAACAAAAGAAACAAAAGCCGAGAAAAAGGTCGAGTCTCGCATTAAAAAATCTAAAGAAGAAAAAAAGTATGAAAAAAAACGTAAATAATGGGGTATTCTACGTAGTAATCTCATTAGTAGCAGTATTAGCAATATCGTCTGTCGTTTATGCTTATGCTCTAACGCAGAATATAAATGTTGCCGGTGATTATAACAATTACGAAGCGGAAGGCAATGCACCTGCTGAAATAAATGAGAACTATGCAG